TGCTGCTAAAGTTGCTGCTAAAGTTGAAACTAATATCTGGAGTGGTGTAACTGCTAACGCTGGAGAATTCAATGGTTTTGCTACTATCGCTTCTTTAGACGCAGGTTTACCAGCAGCTCAAGAAATTGCAGGTACAACTGTTACTGCTTCTAACGTAGTTGCTGAATTGGGTAAAATCGTTGATGCTATCCCAGCTGCTCTTTACGGAAAAGATGATTTGTATCTTTATGTATCTCAAAACATCGCAAGAGCTTACGTTCGTGCTTTAGGTGGTTTTGGTGCATCAGGCTTAGGTGCTAACGGTACTAACGCTCAAGGAACACAATGGTTCAATAACGGTTCTCTTTCTTTTGACGGAGTTAAGATATTCGTAGCAAACGGATTGGCTGCAAATACTGCAATCGCTGCTGAAAAATCTAACTTATTCTTTGGATGTGGTTTACTTACCGACATGACTGAAGCTAAAGTTTTAGACATGGCTGATTTAGACGGTTCTCAAAATGTAAGAGTTATCTTAAGAATGAGTGCTGGAGTTCAAATCGGAATCATCGAAGATATCGTAACTTACGGAATCACAAACGCCGCAAATTAAAACTAACGGCAAATTTTAATAGCAGGGGATTAATTTCTCCTGCTTATTTTTAACAATTTAAATTAATTTATTATGGCATGTGATATTTCTTTAGGCAGAATAGAACCTTGCAAGACATCTAACGGTGGATTGAAAGCGGTTTATTTTGTGAATGAAGGAGATGCAACTGGCGTAACGTATGATGTAACAGATACAGATGCGATTACAGCAGTAGCAGGTACTCCAGTAGCATACAAATATGATTTGAAAGGTAACAGCTCTTTCGAGCAAGCTATCACTTCATCTCGTGAAAATGGAACTACATATTTTGAGCAAACTTTAAACTTAACGCTAAAGAAATTAAGCGTAAAAGATAACAAGCAAATTAAACTATTATCTTATGGCAGACCTCAGGTTATTGTAGAAGATAATAACGGAAATTTATTTTATTGCGGATTGGCGCATGGTATGGATGTATCAGGTGGTACTATCGTAACTGGTGCAGCTATGGGAGATTTGAGTGGTTACACTTTAACTTTAGTAGGTCAAGAACCAGTACCGGCTAATTTTATCTTAACAAGCTTAACGACAGCAGGTTTTACAGTAACTTCTGGAGTTTAATTTTTCTATGTTTCATGTTTAGGGGGTAAGCAATTTGGCTTATCCCTTTTTTTGTGTTTAAAAAATCAAAACAATTATTTTTGCGTTTATTAATCAAATGATAATTTTAAAAGAAACTTCAGATATTCAGCAGATAAAATTAATACCTACAAGGGGTAATAATGTATCTACTTTGACTTTGAGAAATGAATCTACAAATGAGGTTACAACATACATTACAAATGGTGTATCTACATCTTATTATTTGTTAATAAGTCAATTTTTTAATAATTTAAAAGAGGGGCATTTTTACGAAGCTACTTTTACTTACTTTGGTGCTTTGAGGCATCGTGATAGAGTATTTTGTACTAATCAAACTATTGCTAATTACACAATAAACAAAGACGAATATATAGCGTCCACAGATAATATAATATTTTATGAGTAATAATATACACTTTGTTCAATTAGAGGCTTACAAAGCTCCTAAAAGCGTTGAAACTAAAAAAGACGCTTGGGTAGGTTTTGGAGAAGATAATAACTATTATCAGGAATTGATAGATAGATATAATAATAGCACAACTAATAGCGCTATTATAAACTCTATTTCTAAATTGATTTATGGTAAGGGTTTAGATGCTACGGATAACAATAGAAAGCCTAACGAATACGCTCAAATGAAAATGCTATTCCGCAAGGATGTAGTTAAAAAATCTGTTATTGACTTAAAATTATTAGGTCAATTTGCTATTCAAATTATTTACAATAAGGCAAAAGATGCGATTGTAAAATTAGAGCATATTCCCGTACAATTATTAAGAGCAGAAAAGTGTAATAAAAAAGGCGAAATTGAGGCTTATTATTACTCAGATAATTGGGATGATATTAAGAAATTTCCGCCTCAAAGAATACCAGCTTTTGGATTTGGTGATAAGACTTTAGAAATTCTATTTGTTGGTAATTATACGGTAGGTCAAAAGTATTATTCAAACGTTGATTATTTAGGTTCTATCCCTTACGCAAAGTTAGAAGAGGAGATTTCTGATTACTTAATCAACGATGTTCAAAGAGGCTTTAGCGGTCGTACGGTTATCAACTTTAACAATGGCGTGCCTGATGAAGAGAAACAACAACTTATATCAAGTAAGGTAAAAGGTCAGCTAACCGGAAGCGGTGGCGACCCAGTTATAGTATCTTTTAACTCAGACGAAACAAAGAAAACTACCGTAGATTCTATTCCTTTAAATGATGCTCCTGCTCACTATGAATATTTAAGCGAAGAGGCAAGAGGTAAAATTTTATTAGGGCATAGAGTTACAAGTGGTTTACTATTTGGTATTCAATCGGCTAATGGATTTAGTTCTAATGCTGATGAGTTAAAGAATGCTTCGGTATTATTTGATAACATGGTTATTAGACCATTCCAAGAAACGTTAATAGATGCTTTTGATGAGATTTTAGCTTTTAATAAAGTTAGCCTTAATCTTTACTTTAAAACGTTGCAACCTTTAGAATTTATCGACTTAAACCCTGCTATTGTAAATGACGAAACTGCTGAGGAATCTACTGGAGTTAAAATGTCAAAGCATTTAGATGAAATGGATTTAGAGGCTTATGGCGAAGAGATGGATTTAGAGGAGTGGGAGCTAATAGATAGCAGACAAGTAGACTACGAAACTGAAGAGGAATTAGACGCAGAATTAGAGCGTTTAAACAATCCTAAAAAGTCTTTGATGTCTAAGATATTTAACTTTGTAACTACCGGTGTAGCACGTCCAAATGCGACAAGCGAGCAAGATGGTGTTTTATTTGTATCACGTTACAGATATACTGGAGAAACTACCGACGTAAGTAGACAATTCTGCAAAAGAATGACTGATTTAAATAAGTTATACCGAAAAGAGGATATAATGACAATGAGCCAAAAGGCAAGTACTAATCCCGGTTGGGGTCCTAAAGGTGCAGATACTTACGACATCTTTATGTATAAAGGCGGAGGCGCTTGCCATCACTTTTGGACTCGTGAAACTTACAAGCGTTTTACAGACCCTCGTAGAAAAGGTGCTGAAGAACTACGAGCGTTGACTGGTAATGCAGGTGTTCCTGAGATTGCAAGCATTAATGCAAAAGGCCAGTTTGTTGGCACTGACGGCAAGAGTTATACAGCGCAAGATTTGGCTCAGAAGACTCAAGACTACATGAAAAAGAATGGCCTGAGTTCTCAGTACACTCAAGCCAAATCAGAGTTGATCAAATCTGCTCTGTATCAATCTTTGCCATTGGAAGCCAAGACTCAACTTGAACTTGGTATGGATCTTACTCAAGCTGTTCACACTCGCATGAATGAACTGCGTTCTAGTGAAATTGGTGAACTGCCTTTCTTGACAAACAACATTCCATACCGTGCTGGTGACCCATATCAGGTCGCCATTGTTGGCTCTATCTTTAACCAAGCCAACACTGAGAAGGCTTTGGCTTTTGCTGACTTCTTTGCAAAAGAGACTGCAAAGTACCCTGCAAACAAACCTCCATCGCCTGGACAAATTGAAGCCGCTTTCACACGCTCTCCAGCAATGAAGGAGATCAATGAGCGATATGCCAAACGAATTCAAGATGCCGAGAGCAAACAATACCCAGAAGGGCCTAGCCAACCTGAATCGGTAACAACTCCTGCTGTTGCTGGCGCTCCAATTCAGGCAAAAGAAAAGCCAAAAACTGAAAGCGTTAAAAACCGTAGCATGAAGAATAAATCAGAATCGAAACCAAGCAACCATGCTGATTCTTTTCTGAATTCTTTCTTGAAAAAGTGATGGAGTAAAAAATGGCCGATATGACCGAACTTGAGCGTAGAGCCAATCAGTACATCACTGAACATGTGGCTGGCGGTGGAAAGCGTGAAGACGTTCTTGCTGATTGGATTAAAAGTGACAACCCTGATTTGCAGAAATACGCAAAGGGCATTCTTGTTCAAGACTTGAATCCAAATCAAGCGGCGGCAGAAGCTATAGGCAATGAGCAAACTGCAACGCCTTCTTATGTGGACATGGCTAAAGGCATCGCTCCTGTGGTTGTCCCTGCTGCTTTGACTGCGGCTGCTGTGGCTGGTGGCTCTTACTATCTTGGCAAGAAAAAAGGCCAAGGTATTGCCCCGTCTGATCTGTCTGACTTTGAAGCAAAGAGACAGCAACTTGAACTTCAGCGAATGGAGGCTCAAATTGAAACAGAACGTGCCCGTGCTGCACGTTTTAATCAAATGGCAAACAAAGGTCAGTCATTGGAGACGCAGGCCAAATTCTCTGAGCCAACTGCTATTGAAGTTGCTGCCGACACTACGTCTGTCAAAGT